CTCCGGGTAAGGTGGAGAGAGAGCGATATAAAGTTTCAACAGGGGAACCATCCCCCCAATCTACTCGACATTCGTAGAATTTATAATACGCATCTTCTGTTAATCCTGAAAGACATAACGCAAATTGAGTAGAACCGTATTGAGTATCAATACTAGAAAGACTCTTTAACACGCTTGGTGTAAAGATTGAAACCCACTGCGTACTTAACGTATAGAAAATACTATTCATTGATGAGCTGCAATCCTTTCTTGAGTTGATAATCCAAAAGCTTTTCCATTAAACCATCTGTACCGTTCCATGTATTTAATGCGCTTAATTGACTAAACAATAATCCGTTACTTGGGTCTAACCAATTAATTAAATATTCTGCAAATGCAGATTTAAATGCATTATCTTCATAGAACCCGCTTGCAGAAGGCTCTAAGGTAGAGTTTACAGTAAACTGATTATAGGGAGATACCAATTGTGGATTAAAATCATATTGCAGATTTGAATCAGGCACCAATAATGGTACAAAACTATAGAATTCATATTGTTGATTAATATTGTTATAGTCATTAGTTATTCCCCAACCAAATGTGTTTTCGCTATAACAGCTCAACGGATAGGTACTCAACAAGTTTGTACCTGTATACAAATGATTTAGAGGAGGAACTGAAAACGGATAATTTACTAGCTCTGAGCTCACCTTGCACATTGTAGTGAGTCTAGTAAAAATATTACCAAATAACTGGTATAAAACTATATCAGTGCCAGCAGAAACATAGTAAGTATTGTAATTAATTGTATCTCCCAAATTAATACTCTTGCTACTTGTATTGCTGTTGTAAAATTGATTATTACCGTGAGATAAAGAACCTTTTAATTTGCTTAATTTAATGCTGAGCAAATCTGTGAGTCTTGCTAAATCTCCTGGATATGCATAGTTAAATGTTGGAGCTGTATAATTAAGGCTAGTGAATAAGCCTTCAAGAGCCTTAAGATTGGCTTTATCTGCATCTGAAATATTGATTTCAAAATTAGAAATTTTTTCGTAAGTCTTTTTACCCAGCAAATTAGGATCGCTAGATTCATTACCCAAAATTACTTGAAAAAAATCATTAAACAACTGAACCATGTTTTGCAAATTCAGCTGAAAACTATAGCTTCTATATGCATCTATAGGAGAAAAATTTTCTTCAATTTTTCGTATATTAAAGAAACCTGATACAGGGGCAACATAAACCGGTAAAGATGTGTTATATACAAAACTTTGTCCGCTACTTACTGCAGTAACTGAAAATGTTAATGTTGGCTTGCTTACTGTCGATGCTCCGTTCAAACCATACAATACACATGCATATGTGTTCGGTAGATTAATTTTTTTCTTAGCTGTATTAAGAGAAAATTGTTGAGTGTAATAATTATCATCAAATGCAGAGATAGCTGCATTGAAATTGCTTGATACAGATACTGTTAAGCTACTTAAATTTGTTACTGTGGTTCCTTGCTCGCTCAAGAGATTTACAAAGATCACATTACCGTTATTTTCATAAAAGAAAGGATCGATTTCGTAACCCGGTAAACCAAAACCAGTGATAGATACACCAGAAACCGGGCTACTAATTGTATAAGCAGATAAGGCAAGAGGGCCAGAATTTACAACAGGGAGTAAATTAAAACTTGTTGTATTCTTGAGAGGAACAACGCTAGGTAAATTGCTATAGTCAAAATCAAAATACAACTTTTTATAGCCTGGAATATCGTCTACAAAATATATCTCTGCTGCACCTCTTGATCCTACAAAAGCTGCGCTAATTATCTCAGCATTTGTAGTTATTTGACTATCATAATCACATTCATAGGAAGAAACCCCATCATACAAAAGATAAACAGGGACAAATGAACTGGAAACACTGCTTACAGGTATACCAAAAGTGTCAGCGCTATAAAATCTCCAATAATTAAACAAATGAGCCCATTTGTTTTCATAATAAGAGCGCAAAGAAAGTTGTTTAGAACTGCTGCCATAACAAAAACAAGTTATGTCATAGGCACTATTCATAGGAAACACTGTTTGCCATGAATTGCTTCTAATTAAGTTTATTGGGCCTGTAAAGTAATTAGCATAGCCAGTAACAGCAGAAAGAGAAGTAGAAGAAAGACTGTTTGAATTACTAAAAGAAAGTAATTCGGGTAGATAGTTAATTAAATAGAGCTGGCCTGCATTAACATTAACAATTGTATTGCCACTATTATCATAACTAACCAATCTCACTTCAAATGTATTGACTGCGGGGTTATCGAATATCTTTGTTGCAGTCAACCCTTCTATACTTGTACCGTCACCAAATACCCAAACAGGAGTTTGCTTAGTGTTGAGAATATTTTGAGACTCAATAACGCTTTGAGTCAGAAAAAAACTGATCGGTATGCCAGTAAATCCTGTTACTGGTACACTGTTAGTATTAGGGTACTCGTAAATTTTATTAGGACCTGTTTTAATCCTAATTGGAAAATTGGATGTACTACTCATATTAATATTCTGTAGTTATATTGCCTACCTCTACAATAACATTAATCTTGTTTACAATATTAAAGTAATCGTACAAAAACGGTGCTTGAAAATCATCTAGATTGACTTTAGCTATTGTAGATAATACATTTATGTTTTCATAAAAAGGATTAAAATAAATTAAGCTAAGAGTTCCTGCTAAGAGGCTACCTCTTGCAGTTTCTATTCTCTTTACACCTGGTAAGCTTTGTAATTGAGTAGAAAGACCTTGAGCATCTATTGTTCCGCCTAACTGAGAAGTAGCAAATATGCTTTGTAATATTGTTGCTGCTTTATTGCGAATAGTGTTTGCGTTTACAGCGGCGCTTGATGAAATATAAATGTTTAATTTGCTTTGCTCTATAACAGATATTGCATTTTCTGCAGAAGAATTTAATAAACCGATACCTACCCCCATATATACCGGGTCCATTAATACTGGTTCAGATGTAAGTACTTTTTTGTCTACTAGACTATTAAGTATTGCAGTTTTTTGAGCAGGAGTTAAAAAGTTTGTCTGGTTAATAGTACTAACTGTTTGAGCGATATTAGGAACGCAATAGATATAAACATTGTTAAAATTGTTAGAATCTGCAAATAGCACTTGATTATACAATACTGATGCATCGTTATATGCGCTACCTAACTGCAAACCATTAGTCAAGTAATTTACGTGTCTACTAATAAACTGAGCATTATTGTATACTGAAACGCTTGATATAATGTTGTTAAAGTTCTCTATGACATGATTTTTAAAGTCAGCTTGAGTTAGTAAGCGAAACTGAGATGTAAATGTTTGAGGAGATCTAGTTCTAATATCGCTTACAGTTTCACCCGTAAAATAAGGAGAGGAGTCTAAGCTGTTAACAAAGGACAACGAATTTGCGTTATCAGAAGAAATATAATTAAGGTCACTATCTTTAATATTTGCAAATATTTGCAAGAATTGAGGGGTAGTAAATAAAGATAATGTGCCCCCATTTAACTGAGTTGCAGAAATTCTGCCTGGGTCTCCATCGCTCTGCAAATAATAAATAGCGACCAAATCTCCGGTAGATAGCGCTTTGCCATTTATGTTGTTGCCAAATTTAAACTCATAATGCTTATTTTCGTTAAGTCTTACTTCATATGAAGCGCTTGTGCTTTTTTCTAAAAATAAGCTTGAAGTAACATTCCATTTAGACCATTTAGTTGTATTAATACTTTTTACAAATACAACTAAATTATTGTGATCTATCTTTATATTGTCTCCTGGTAGTAAAAACACCGTTTCAAACTCTTCTCCAAGAGCAGTTTGCAGAGGATACTCTTTAAACTGTCCTTGATAAAGTAAATTTTGATTAGAAGCGGTTACAAAATCTTCTGTAGTACCTGCAGCAAGAGTTTTAGTGAATGAAATATCTTTTCCAAAACTATAAACAATTCCGTTAATAGTAATGAAGCTAAATTGAGGTATTGTGTAATTGCCTACAGGAAGAAGATTTGAGCTCATAAGAAAGCTCAAATTACTTGTTTGAATACCAATAGGGTTATAGTTGAGTAGCTTAACTATACGATTCATGTTTTCGTATAGTTGAGTTTCTGTAAAAATAGCTTCTGAACCTGTTTGGTTTAAATAGTACATTAATAGATTGTAACTAAAACCAACTAGGTCAATAATACTGCTTAAATTACTACCTTCAAAGTTCTGATCTGTAAAAAGAGAAGTCTTATTAAGGCGATCAATAATGAGACGCTTTAAGGTTATAGCATCAAAAGCTAAGTAACCATCGGCTGGTATAGCGTATTCTGCATTATTAGCTGCAAGATCGAGAGTATCCATATATTATGATGTTACTGTGAACCCATTTTCAGTCAATCTGCCTTGAATAGGTAGTACTTGATTATTTAGCGTTGGAACGACAATTTGTAAGCTAATTACTACGGTATTTTCATCCGGTACACCAGTTACACGAACATTTTTTAAAACTATTCTTCTGTCTTGTTTTGGTACTTTTTCAGTCAATTCTTGAGCTATTTGCAACAAAGTCATCTGAGTAATTGGAGCAAAAAGATATTTTTTAAAGTTAATACCCAAAAGCGGATTCAAGAGCTTTTCTCCTGGATCAGTATTCATAATATTAACAAAGCTATTTAAAACTGCATTGACATCTTGACTAGATTGAAGATCTAGCTTATTAGTTTGCTTATTATAGGGAAAAGCATTAGTCGCGGTCTGAAAATCTAAATCCTCGTAAAAATCATTATACAGAAACCCTGTATTCTTAGGATTGTTTTCGACTAATTTTGTCAGATTTATCTGCATACTATTATTTATCTTCTCGGTTTATTATGCTCGAAACATAAATACTAATATGAACAAATTTGATACTGTTATTAACGAAACA